TTTTTCCTTTTTTGTTTTTCTTTAAATACCAAGCTGTACTATCAAGTCTTAAATACGGACCAGTATCTTTATTTAAAAAGGTGTCTTTACTCATAGAACAATAACTTTCTCTTTTTTTTCTCATATCAAATCCTCCAAAACTGTTTGACGTAATAGTGTGGTTGCTAAAACAGCATTTAACCTAGCTGCTATTATGGGTGTGAGCTCCATTGCTTCACCATAATTTGATAATGTTTTAATTTCTGGAATTGTTAATGTTGCTAAATGCCAAGTGTTATTATCAACCATCTTATGTTGAATAGTTATTAAAACTTTTACTATTGCTTGTTGCTGATCATCAACTGCTTGATTTATAGATCCTGGAAAATTTATTACGTTATTCTGGTTTCTTTTTTCTGAGCTCATTTTTTAAATACTCCTTATATTCAGTTTTAAATTCATCATCTTTTTCAAAAGTATTTCGATGGTTTATTTCCTGGTTCAATTTCCACTCCAAGTAACCCATCGGAATCAATCTCTTCGGATTTTTCTTTGTGCATGTCATGTGCTTGAACTAAGTAAGCAAGAGCATCATCATAAGTATCTTCTTTAAATTTATTTGTTGCTCTGATTATTTTTGCTTGTGCATACATCAAAGGAACTAAAAATCCTGGAAGATCTTTTTTTAGATAAGGCTCCAGAATTATAGACCAAGAAGCAGCAATTTTTTTCATATTGCCATTAAATGATCCATAATCCTCTTGCCTGGATTTCTCTAACTCATTGAGCCTTCTATTAAGATTTTTTTTTGTCATCCTTGCTTACAAACTCTGTGTGTGCTTTTTGAATAAAAAACTCTACAGTCTTTGACATGCTTATTGGCATCTCAAACTTTTTTTGAGATAGCTGCTCAAGCATCTGATAAGTTTTAATATTAATTGCGACACTCTTAAATTTATCTGGATCCACAATTAAGCCTCCAACTCGGCTGGATTAAATGAAGTTGCATCATCTGCTTTCTCAACTCTATAAAAAGTATAAAAAACAGTTCCTTCTGACATCTTGCCTTTACCACTAGCTTTTTGTTGGTAAGCTCCAAAACGATGCTTAACTCCATCAACTACTATTGTTCCAGACATATCGTATGAACTTGGACTTTTTTTATTAGTTGCAATAAATGCTGCTCCTAAATCTTCTTTTTCTTTTGCTGGTGCAGCAGATGCTGCGATATCAAAATCTGACATATTAGATTGCTCCTTTGGTTTGCAGATTAATTTTTGCGGCTTTAAAACTTTCAAGTAATTTTTCGTAAGCTGGAGGATTTTTTGTTTTCAATCCTTCAAGCATCACTTTATGTTTCGTAAGCCATTCTTGATAAGATCCTTTGTGAGACACAGCTTCTAACTCTTTTAAAGCTGTTTGGACCTTGTTGTCTTGCTGCACGATTGCAGCTGAAACTTCTTCAGCACTTGCTATTCCATCAGATATAAAAGAACAGAAAGCCAAGGCACGACCTACGCAACTTGTTTCCGCATTTTCTAAAGCTGATGTTTGATTAATTCTTGATGCAGCTCTTTTTTCCTCTGCATGACCAGTCGCAATATGTTTGTCATTGATAAATATATCCGCTTGCATAACTACAGTTTCTTTATCTATGCTTACAATTTTTGTAACTATATCTAAATCAGTTCCAAGAACTCTTCTTGCTATTGCTATTCTTAATGCAACAGTTGCATAATTTTTTCCATGAATAGAAATTGTTTGTCCATCTAATGATTTTTTAAACTCATTAACAGCCTGGACTAGCTTGTCTGTATTAGCCATAAAGTAATTGCTCCTATTATTGTTATTGTTAATATTTTTATTAATTTTATTTTTAATTGTCTTTGCTTCTGGTCCAATCTGTGTTGGATATAATCAAAAGTTTGTTTCCTCATAGCTTCCATAATAATTTTGCTTCTTGTAATAATTCAGCTGGCATGCCATTCCAGGCGAAAGGATGGTCTAAATTCATATCCATCATTGCAGCAGCTTCTTCAATAATTTCTTCTCTGCTTAAATGTTCAAACAGACTAAGTATTTTTTCTCTTCTTCTAAAAGTGTTAAACATGATTTGAAGATTTTTTTTCATACCTTCAACAGTAAGATGATGACAGTTGTTACTATCAAAAATAACAAAATTTTCTTTGGTTGCGTAAAGTAAATAAGCTGGAACTTTAAAATTAAAGTGAGCCGCATAAGTTGCCACCTGGACAACATGATTGAAGCTAGGTGTAACTGGAACAGCAGTAGTTAAAAAACTTCTGGATCCATCCTTTTTTACTTTACCTAAACGAGACCACTTAGTCTTTAGTTCAACTACTTTATCTGGCAATCCTTTTGGATCACTACCAGGTAAAACGAAATCAAAATCAATTCGACCTACAGTCGCTAAAGATGGAGCTAAAAATCCGTCTAACTGGTCTATTGATATTTGTCTTTCGCAAGTACAAGGACTTGTTACACCTAACTGTTTTAAACCAGAGTTAGCATTAATTATTACTTCTGGTATTTCTTCTAAATATCTAATTTTTTTATCACTATCTTTTTCATCTGTTGGAACATGATCTTTAAATTTTTCTATTTCCTCCTGGAGAGCTGCATCAAGAGTTAATTTTTCATTAGTTGTTGGTGCTATTTTTTTTGTGTTCGGATTTAATCTATAAACTGTATCTGCGTACATTCTTTGCAATACATCACCTACTACTCTTCCAGCTTCCATAGCAGAATTTGATGGTAGTAATTCTCTTCTCATTGGTTGGTCCATCCAACAATATTTAAACAGCCATGCACTATCTGGTATTGCAAACTGCGTTGGTGAGCCATGATTAATTTTTAATTTTCTAGCGAAGAGAGGAAGAGTTTTATTTAGTTCTGCTTGTAAAGGATCAATATCATTAGTTTTCATAAAATAAGATTTACTCCTATTAAATAATATTAACGATGTAGCTTTGGTTTGATTTGTTATTTTTGCAACTTATGTATAGTTGCTGACTTTGTATTAGGTTGTTGACTTTGTTCAGTTTGTTTTGATGTAGATATACAAAATGGTTGTTTCTCAGCTATGTAATTTTCGATCCATTCTCTTTTATATAAAACAACTTCACCATCTTTTAAAAAGTTTGGTCCTCTTAACTTTCCTTCATCCATGCTGCACTCTCTAAAATAAGATAGCATTCTAACTTTTAATCCGAACTCATGTTGAACCTCTACTGGTTTTAAAAATTCGTTTTTATTTGATGCCATATCTTTTAAAAGTTTTTAAACCTCTCTCGCATCTTTGAACATTGTATCTTATGTATTCAACACATAATTTTTCTGAAGGTCTAATGTTTCTAATTTTAGAATTTATTGCTGCGTTATATGGAGATAAATAAATAAAAGATCCTCTATCAACAGCTTCTTTAATAATCGCATCAAAAGTTCTTGCACTCATTTTTAAATATTTCATGCACTTTGCTTTATAAAAACTCTCACCTTTAGTTGAAAAATAAAAGATTAAATTTAATAATTTCCATTTTTGATTTGTTGTTGTAAAAAAACCTAATAAAGGACAATCAACTGATTGTTTTAAATTAAAGATTTGATCTCTTGCAAAACATTGAAGCATTTTAATTTCAGCTCTTGCATAAATTTCAACATCATCATCAGTATTATGTTTTAAATTTTGAAATAAATTAATTTTTTTCCAAATCGGATCACTTTTTTTTATAATATTTCTGTCTCTTAATTTTTGTCCTGGTGATCTTCTCATTAATAAATATATACAAAACTATTATATAAAAAAATACTGTAAAGTTTGCGTATATCCTAAAAAGTGACAATTTTGTAATTTACTCTAAATCAATTATTTATTTGACAAGTTATCTGAGGAAATTAAATCCTATTGATGGCTAGAGATCAGTTTTATAATCAACTTGTTACTCCTTTTTCTTACTGGCATAGACAAGCTCATAACGGAATTGCCTACACAGATCTTGATCAACTTTCAATATGTCCAGCTTGTGCTCATCCATTAATGTTAGCTGATCATATTTATAATAAAGATAATACCTTCATACAGAAATCGGATTGGCTCTATATTCCATACAGAAAAATTGCTAGAGCAGTAAATATACCTTTTTTTACAATCTGGTACACAGTCGATGAGAATACTAAAAACAGAGAAATCACCGAATTTCATATCGAAAATCAGCTAATAGAGGCTCATAGAAAGCGATTAACACCAGATCAGATGTTGCAGTACCTGGAATATAAGGTCATGGAACACATACCAGTTTGCCAAGCTAAAGACTATTTGCTGAAGAGAGTAACTGAGGACAATAAATATAATAAAAACTTTGTAAGGAGAGATGAATATGTCAAAATTTTATCTAACAGATCCTAATATACTTACAGCAGCTCTAACGGACCAGGAGTTTAAGGTTTATCATTATTTGTGCTCCAATTATAATATTATCAAGAGATCCGCATACATTAGAATTGTAGATGTTGCTGGACTATTTCAATTAACAAAAACAGAAGTTCAAGAAATTTTAATTAAGTTATCTAAAATCAAAGTTGATGACTATCCATTGATAAGTATTAAAGAAGATAAATATATTTCTTTTGATATGCCAAGCCATAAACATTTTATTGAAAGCATAGGATTTAAAAAATTTTCCAACAAAGGTTTCGCAACACTCAATAATCATTTCCAGGAAATACATCAAAAAGAATTAAACAAAGAATATTTATATCCAGGATTAGATCGCTGGGAGCTCCAGGACCAATTAGAAGATTTGCCAACAGAAGAGTTGAAGAAGATTAAATCAAATCAGTTATTATATCCATGGGTACTCAGAGATGTTATCAAAGATAGAGCATGAGCTTGACCACTATTTATTTGTAAGAAGAAACATAGTTAATATTTTAAATGATGCAGCTATCTGCGAGAGGTATTTAGCAGCACCAAATAATAATAGATGTCCTAGCATGTACAAGGCATTAGAGACTTACTATGATAAAAAAGACTGGGGATATCATGTTGAGCCAAGCATGAGGCTTAGAGCTACTCCAAGGCAGATTACGAACTATGAAACAGCAATAGATATCTTGTTGATGATTGAAACAGATATATCAGATGATCCTTTATTAATGAGAAAGATTTATTGGATGAGAGCTAACAGATCTAAATGGACCAGCATTGGAAAGTATTTTGGTTATCATAGAGTAACAATCAAGAAGATGTATGAGAGAGTATTGGATAAGCTATCAAATAAAGTTATAGTTGGTAGTATTGACATAATAACCAAAAAGTTTAGTTAATTAGTTAATCCTCAAATATTTTTATAAATAAATTCACATAAGATAATCTTAGAGACTTGAAAAGTTATCCAAGGTATGTAGACTAAAAAGTATTGATTGAAATCAGAATAAGCTAAGCTGATTGAATTAGTCTCTTCATACAGTTATTAGAAACAATGAAATTTAAACTGGCTTGCCAAACATTAACCAAGCAAGGTAAGCGACCTTGTATGGCTCCTGGAATACTCTGCAAGAATGGTAACATTAGATGTAAAGTACATGGTGGTTACAGTCGAGGTCCAACAACATTAGAAGGTAAAGCAAAGTCTGCTCAGAATATAATTAAATACAATGACCAAAGAGCTAGTAATAACAGAGAAGATATCTAAAAAGATTTGCCAAGAGTTAATGCTCGGTACTCCATTAGTTCGTATTGCTAGAGATAAGGATATGCCAAGCCTTACAAAGATTTATAAATGGATTGCTGAACACAAAGAGTTTGCAAGTAGTATTCAAGATGCTAGACGCATCGGTGCTCAGTCATATATTGAGAAAGCAATGGATGAGCTCGAGCATGCTGACAATAGAAACATCATGGTCATTAGAGAGAAGGTTCAGTTAGCCAAGTGGTTAGCTTCCAAGTTAATCTCAGTCTATGGTGATCGACAAGAGATCAAGCAAGAGACATCAATAGAGATCAAGTGGACTACTGATGATAAAGATATCATAGATGTTAGTGCTCAAGAGTTCGGTATTACAGACATCAAACAAAG